AGCCTGCTGCGCGGGCGTCATGTCGTCCCGGTGCCGGTCCAGCAAATCCTGGGCCCCACGCGGGTCTTCGTCCGCACGCGCGATGACCACGTCCAGCACGGCCTTGCCGGTGCGTTCCTGGACCTCGAGCGCGGTGCGCTCGGGCGTCCACCCCAGACGCCGGCCGCTGGCCGCCGTGGCTTGCAGGATGCGTTGGCTGTTCTCGGTGAAGACCTCGGCATTATCGGGGTCAGCGAAGATCGCCAGCTGCGCGGTGGCCACGGTGGTGGTCTCGACGTCTTCCTGGTAGGCCGTGGCCTGGGCGGCGAAGTGCCCCGTGGCCGCCGCGCTGAAGCGCGTGGTCAACGGTTGGACCTGTTCGGTGTAGCGGCGGCGCTGCTCGGCGGTCAGCTGCAGTTCGTCGGCGATCTCGCCGACCTGGCGGCCGAACCGCTCATTGTAGACGACGTCGACCGGCTGCTCGTTCTCGCCGACCTTCATGGCCGCCGCGCCGAGCAGCTGGCTCATCTCGGTCTGGTTCTCGAGCGCCACGGCCTGGGCGCGGTTCAACGCCTCGTTGACCCGGGTCTCGTTGAACTTCTCGCGCTCGGCCGTGTAGATGTTGGCCGCAACCTGGCCCGCCTGTTGCACGGCCTGGCCGGTCTGCTGCAGTTGGCGCGAGGCGAACTCCGCGCCGCGCGAAGCGTCGGGCGCGGCGAACTGACCCGGGGCTTGCCCGGGCGCGACGCGGCGCGTGTCGTCGATCCGAAGGTTGGCCATCAGCCCGCTTTCCGCATGCCGTAGTAGCTGGAGGCCATGCTCGTGGCGCTGCCCAGAAGGCTGGTCGCCGCTGCACCCATCGGGTTGATGCCGCGGGCGTTGGCCCGGGCGGCGCGGCCCTCGTTGCGCATGTTGGTCGCCTCGGTGCGCTGGCCCCAGGCCGCGCGCACGGCGTTGATCCGCGCCTGCTGCGCGTCCTCGGCGGTGACCAGGTCGGTGCCGACCACGATGGCTTGGGCGGTGGTGCTGCCGAGGGCGATGCCGCTCGCGCCCATCTCTGCACGCTGCGTGCCCTTCTGCCGGGCACCGCTGCGCTCAATCTCTTGCGCCTGATAGGCCCCCTGGTCCAGTGCGATCTGCGCGCGGCGCTCTGCCAGCTCCGCGTTCATGTCGGCCATCTGGGCCTGGAACCCGAGCGCGCTCTTCTGGGACTTGGCCGAGCCGTAGGCACCGATGGCCGAGGTCGCCGCGCCTACGCCCTGAAGGGCCATGCTGGCTGCGGGGTTACACAAGGGGGCCTCGCATCTCAAAGCGGTGGAAGGGGAGGCCTTCGACACCGAAGGGTTGGGCTTCGCTGATCTTGAACCCCAGCCTCTTCAGCCAGGAAATGCTCGTCGTGTTGCGGGCGTCGACATGGTTAAACAGAAGGGGGTATTCGGCCAGCACGGCAGCACAGTACGAGCGGGAAAGCCGGTTTAACATACGGGGCACACGGCCCAGGCCGGGCGTGCCGACCAGCCACGGGTAGGCGGTGTTGGACAGGGCCGCCGCTGGCACGAAGCCGAAGAGCGCGACGATCTCGCCTTGGTGCTCCGCGACAAAGGACATCGGGCCCAACCGGCCGTGCGACAGTTCGACCGCCTCGCGCAGTTGGCCGAGCACGTCGGGGCCCGAGGCGGCGACCAGCTCGCCGCGGTCGGAGCCCCGCAGGTTCGGCTCGATGGTGTCCGCGTCCCCGATCTGGGCGAAACGCACCTCAACCGGCAAGGACAGTCTCCGCGGAAATCGACAGCACGGTCAGGGGCAGCGGGTCGGACTGGCGGATGCAGATTTGCCCGTTGGTCGACCACTGCGGCCCAATCTTGATGGCGATCTCGTCGGTGGTCAGATTGGGCGGCGCGCCGTACACCTCGGTGGTGCGCTGCTTGTACTCGGTCAGGCTGGTGAAACTCGGGCCCGCGAACACGCCGGAGCTGCGGTAGACGCGCAGCCACACCTCGTTGACGTTCTTCGGTCGGCCCTGGCCCGCGCCCGGCATCTCGATGGCAAAGGGCAGGGTCTGGAGGTCGGCCTCAATAGGCAGGCCGATGATGATCGTGGAGGCTTCGGCGGGCAGCGCCTCTGGCAGGCCACCCGCCGAGACCGTCTGCTGCGGGCAGACAGCGCCGTCGGCCAGGATCGACACGGTCTCGCCGTTCAGGTGGGCCAGCCCCGACGTCACTTCGTCGATAGCCGCGCCGCTGTAGTAGACCCCGGCGTCCACGAAGAAGGCGTCGGCCGCGTCGCTGAACGCCCTGCTGCGCATGCGCTCAACGTAGCGCACCGAGCTGCCGTTGATCTCGCGGCGGATGATGGCGTAGAGCGCGGTCTCATTGCCCTCGCGCACGGCCGCGATGCTCTCGAAGGAGCCCGCCGTGTCGTGCTGGTGCCAGCCCGACACCTGCTGCTCGGGGATGTAGGTCAGGCCGAGCAGCTTGCCGCTCGAGCTGACGAACCAGAGGATCGGGTAGGGGGACTTGGTCTGGGCGGTGTCGACGATCTCGTAGGTGTCGAACAGGTGCGGTGCGCGCAGCGACAGGTCGCCGGTCAGGTAGCCGTTGGCTGTGTCCTGATAGGACATCTCGCGGATGTGGCCCGCCGTGTCGGCGAAGATCAGGTTCGAGCCGGTGGTGATCGGGGTGGCGGGGCCTGCACCGACGAACGACTGCGGCCGAACGCTGAAACCGCCCGGCGTCAGGGCGTTGCCGCCAGAGGAGATGCGCCACTCACCGGCTTGGGTCATGACGATCAGGTCTTGGAGAGGGACCAGGTGGATGATCTGGTTATAGTCGCGGGCGGCGATCTCGAACTGGATGCTGTCGTCGTCGCGCGGCGGCACCGAGAAGTTGAAGTCGACCTCCGACCCGGTGCGCGTGGTCCAGATGTTCTGGGGTTGAGCCGTCGAGCCGCCGAACACCTTGCGCTGTTCGAAGTAGGTCACCGCCCCGGGGTTGTTGCTGGAGGCGAAGGGGTCGGAGGCTTGGGGCGGCGTGATGCCGCCGTTGGCGGGCAGGTTGTCGTCGATCACGCTGACCGTTGCGTTGCCGTCGAGCACCGCGATCAGGTAGAAGAGGCCGCCCGCTTGGCGGTAGACCCGGTAGCCCGTGGCCCCGGTACGCGCCGACCAGCTGACGGTGTTGTAGGTGTTGGCCGCGCTGAGATTGTTGGACGCGGTGACGGCCGCCGACGCTGCGCTCTCGGCAGTGGCGGTGACCGCGGTCACGACATAGGCGTCGTTGCGCAGGAAGCTCGCGCCGGCCGTGGTCGGCGTGACGGCCAGGCCCGCCGGCGCGGCGATGCCGGGGCCGGTGGTGGCGGCTGTCAGGGCCCAGCTCGTGGGGCCAGAGCGGCGAAGCTCCTGCACTGCGTAATCGGGGTGCACCAGCGTCAGTACATCCGCCGACTGCACGAACTTGACGTCGAACAGGTCGGCCTCTGCGTAGCTGTTGGCGACCTCGTAGGGGCTGCCCGACGAGAGCACTGTCCCGCCCTGGCTGTGGAAGCGGAAGTAGCCCGCCCCGAACTCGATCACCACCGTGTCGGAGACGCTGAAAGTGAAGGGCAGGAGGCGGGTCTTCTTGGCGCTGTCCTTGACCTCGCGCACGAACTCGAAGCCTGCGCGGTTCTGCGCTGGCCCGTGGGGCAGGGTGATGAAGTTGCGGCACAGGGCGAGGCCCGTCTGGTAGCGGACGTCGTCGATCCGGCCGTACATCTCGGGCGTGATCTCGCCCCCGGCCATCGAGCGGAAGTTGGTGCGCGTGGTGGCACCCATCAGCGTGCCCCTACCCAGGGGGCGACGTGGGCGTCGCGGACGCGGCTGGCGCGGCGCTGCTTGGCGTCCATGACCTGGGCCTGGTTGAGGTAGACGCCCATCGTCTGGAGCATCTGGGCGGCGACCGTGCGGCCCGTCTCGCCCTTGAGCACCGGGCCAGCCAGGAAGCTGGCCAGGAAGTAGGAGAGCGCCAGGGTGAAGAGGGGCGGGAAGAAGCTGGGGATCGTCACGGCGACGGTGTAGCGGATGCGCGCGTCGACCACGTTGGTGTAGAGCACGCGCGTGTTGTCGGAGCGGCCCTCGATCTCGAAGTCATTGACCCCGTTGATGGCGGCCAGCGGGCCGTAGGCCGTGCCGACGAAGTCGTCGGCGTCTTCTGCACCCTGGACGGCGAACACATTCAGCACGTTGGAGGGCAGGGCGTAGGCGTAGGCCCACTGCGTGTTGGGCTCTTCTTCGAGCAGGGCCAGCGTCGTGCGGCGCAGCGCGAAGTTCCAGGGGTACATCTCGAGCAGCGCGTCGCGCGCGATGGGGTAGAACAGGGCGGCCTGCTCGGCCTGCGCGCTGCCCTCCGGGGGGTCGAGGTTCACGACGGTGGCGTCGTCGCCCAGGTGCGACAGGGCCAGATTGGCGATGGCAACTGCGGTCGTCACGGGGATCACCTCGAAGAAAAGAGCCGGGGGCTGTTGGGCCCCCGGCTCGGAACCCCTACGGGGAGGGGGCTGGTTCTGGCCTAGACCAGATCGTCCTGCGCTTCATCGGCTTCAGGGGCGGCGGCCAGAGCCGCCTCCACGTCAGCGTGGAAGGCAGGAGCCGCGGCGACCAGCACGGGCTTCGCCCGGGCGGGTTTGCGGGGGGCTTCGTCTTCGACAACCACCATCCAGTCGACGATGCCGTGGCCTTCGGCGAGCTGGAACTTCGAGCCCACGGGGCGGAAGTGGTTGGCGGGGTAGACACCCGGGTGGATAGCTTCCACCCAGGTGTTTTTTCCAGCCTTGTCGTAAACGCGGCGGCCTTCAGCGTCGAAGCGTCGGCCTTGTGCGTCAGTGCGGGCTTTGCTCACGGTTCAGCCCCTTAGACCGGCATCGCGTCAGGGTAGGCGCGCTGGGCCGGGTACGGGTCCATCGACAGGAAGGCGTTGATAGCGCCAGCCGTCACGGTCGTCGTGCCGATCACGCAGAGGATGCCGAGATACCGCTCGTACACCGCGCCCTGCGGGAGGGCGATGGAGGCGATCAGGCCGCCCGCGTTGAGGCGGGCGTCGTTCGCGGCGGCGTCATCCGTCACGAGCGTGCCCGTGTCGAAGTGGATCGTCGCGGACGTGGCCAGGTCGGCCGTGCTGTCCGAGGCCAGCTGGAACTTGATCGTACCGGCGGAACCGCCGGTGATGATCTCGGTGCTGGTCTGGATGATGAGGTACAGGGGCTGGCCCGCGCCGATGTCGCGCGAGGCAGAACCCAGGTCGATGACATCGCCGATGAGGGCGGTGCCTGCCGCAGCTGCCACCGAAACGGCATCTGCGAACTCGTTGCGTTCGTCGAGGATCATGGTCTTGTTCTCCAGGGGCCCCGCTTACGCGGCGACCTTTGCTTCAGTGTGCAGCAGGCTGTCGACCCGGCGAACCGGGAAGCCGTCGAAGGTCATCACGGACTGGCCAGCGACGTCCGACATCATCAGGGTCGAGTTCTTGACCTTGTTGACCATCTGGCGGCGCAGGAAGCTGTGAACGCGGCGGCTGCAGTAGAAGGCACCACGGATGCCGGTCAGGTTCGGGATGAACGAGGCGACGTCCGTCATCAGGTCGATGAGGTCAGCGCCGGTCGCGGCATCCTTCGTCAGCTCGGCGAAGTCAACCTGGATGCGGTAGACGTAGCGCCAGTCCTTGAGGACCAGGCCCGCGTCCATGCGGTAGTGCGTGCGGTAGGCTTCCATCCGGCCACCGGCACCATCGACGTTCTCGATGGTGATCTGGCCCTTGTCGTCGGTCTTGAGACCGGCAACGGAGCCCTTGGGGTAGGTCATGAAGCAGGAGTTCGGACCCCAGCCGATGAACCAGATCGAGGTGTTGGTGGAGTTCGAGCCGTCGGCGGCCGAGGCGTTGATGTTCTGGCCGTTTTCGGCGGACAGCGAGGAGTAGCGAGCGGCAAAGCCCGTGAACTTCTCGGGGGTGACATCTTCGTCGGCGTAGAAGATCGAGGAGGCGAGGTCTTGCGACATGCCCTCGATGTGGGCGGTGTCTTCCGACAGGCGGAAGGCGGCCGTGTTGCCGTTCAGGTCAGCCAGGGCCTTGTCGACCTCGGCGTAGGCTTCCATCATGCCGGCGTTGTCGGTCACCTGGGCGGTGCGCGACTTGGTCGGCTGAACGCCGCCGTACAGCTTGCGCCAGGTCGGGGCAGGCAGGCCGGTGCGGATGGTCGAGCGGTGACCCGTCGGCAGGTTGCCTTCGATGTACACGGCGTCGGCCAGGATTTCGTTGGTCTGGGCGAGGATTTCGACGATCTTGTCGACCTTGCCGTTCGGGTCCAGACGCTTCGAGACGTCCAGCAGGGTGGGGTGGGTATCCGTAAGGGTGGCCACGGTGGTGCTCCAGTCTTAGTTCATGTTGGGGAAAAGGGTCTTGGCTGCGTCCTGGGCAGGGGAGGACTTGCCCCCCGCCACGAACGTGTCTTCGCTGATGGCCTTGCCGACACGGAACATGAACCGGATGACTTCCGGGTTGTCGCCGAGGCGGTGTACGTCCAGCAGTTCGCGGAGTTCCGGCGTGCCGAACTGGTCGACTGCCTTCTTCGCGACCGCCAAGTTGGCCGGGAGCGCATCGCCCCCGAACTCCTTGTCGGTTTCGGCACGGCCTTTCCAGTCGGCGAACATTTCGCTCGTCGCCTGTTGGCGTTCAGCCTCCCACTTCTGGGCCAGCTTCACGCCAAGGTCCGTGACCTTTTGCGCGGCGTCCTGCGGCAGGTTTAGTTCCTTGGCGACGGCCTTGAACTCACCGAGCACTTCAGCGTCGAGTTCGACGCCTTCCGGCACGGAGAAGTCCTCGTAAGCCTCGGGCGCGCCCTGAGGTGCGTCTTCGGCCTTGTCGCCTTCGGTCTGCTGCGCCTGTTCGCCTTCGACCGGATCGGTCGGGGCGGCTTCGGCTGCCGGCTGCTGTGCGGTGGCGTCGTTGTTGGCGACGTCGCCCGCGGTCTGCGATGCGGCTTCATCGGTGGGTGTGTCGGCCGTCATCAGCGTCGTGTCAGTCATGTCCGAAATGCTCCTGCATCATGGTCTGGAAGCTCAACGGCGCGGCCTTGGCGACCTTGCCTTGGAACTCGAGACCGATGGCGCGCTTGCCTTCCCTGAAGAACGTCTCACTGTTGCCAGTGAAACTTGAGGCGTAGAGACCCGTGGCCTCGAGCAGACGCCAGACAATCCGGCGGCCTCGAGGCGTGGCCATGAGCCATTCCAGATCGGCCTTGTCAGTGTCCCTGCGGTTCCGAGCGTCCTGGGCTCTCGCCTCGGCGCTCTTGTGCTGGGTCTCCAAGTCGGTCGGGTCTTCCTGGCTCATAGCGCGAACCTACGTCGCGCGCGGAACGGAAGACATACTGCGGGCGAGCTTGGCCATGTTGCAGGTGTGCCTCTCGTCCTCGCCATCCTCGCGGTGGTAGGTCACCGCTTCCATCGACCGTTTCGACCTGTAGCCCGCGCCGTGGGACCAGATGTCGGGGGCGGCGAGGGTGCGGACGTATTCGACCGTCACGCCTGGGTGGTCCTTCACGTCCTTGTGGTGGACGTGGCCGACGAACCAGACGCGGTGCCCGTGCTGCGAGGCCTGCCACAGGTCGGGGGCGTCGACGGCCATGAGCAGGGGAAGGTTCGCGCCCTTCGCCCCGTCGCCGTGGGTGGTGCCGATCAGGTTGTTGCCGAAGCCGAAGAACCAGTAGGGGTTGGGGCTGGTGATGACCGTGATCCTGGGCTCGTTTTCGTAGAGCAGGGCCATCATTTCAGCGAGCATCAGGGCCGTGATGCCGTCGTGGTTGCCGGGGTTGATCCTCACCGTGACGTGCCGGTGCTTCTCGAGCATGCGGGCGATGTGGTGGCGCTTGCAGCGGATGACCGCACGAACGACCTCGGCGTGCCGGCCGTGCGTGTCGAGGTGGTGGCCGCTCTTGGTGCGGCTCGCGTTGTTGTCTGCATGAAGCGTATCGCCCAGGTCGATGAAGAGGGCGTGTGCCGAGGGTCC